GAAATGAAATGTGCGTGTGTTAAGTGTGCAACGCTCAAAAGTTCAGCTTCTTTTTCCGGGTAGGTGGGAAGCATAGCAATAGGAAGAATACGCATCAAAGCCCCGTTCCCGTTATCCATGCGGGTTTTACCGCCGCAAAGTGCGGCGTCCTTTCCGTTAGCATAACGGGCGATTGCCCGCCTTGTTCCACCGCCTACATCAAACACTTTCCCGTAAGGTGTGAACATTCCATCATTCAGCCAATAGAAAAAGTTCTGCATAATATCAGCCGGATCAACCTTCCCCAACTTTACAATACTGTCAAGGGTTGCAAGTGTCAGGCTGCTATCATCCGACCATGTACCGGGCGGCTGATTGTATGTTCCGTAGCCTGTCATATCCGTAACGGTGAAGGTATCACGCTTTCGGAATTCCACCGGAACACCCAAAGCATCACCGACCACAAGCCCCATAATTCCATTATAAAATTTGTTCATTGTCTGCACCTTCCTTTCTCAAACGCCCAAAATGCGAGCTGCAATCATATCTGCGGTATGCGTATAAAGCACATTCGGGAAATTGGTTACTGCCCGCCCGTAGCTGTTCCAATTCTCTTTATCGTCA